ATCTTGCATATCATATACAATCGCACTACCAACCACGTTGTTGGTCATAATGTCTTCAGCGATTTCAAAGTTGTATAGAATACCTTTTATATCAAGTTTTCTTGGTAAAGATTCTTCTTTATCAAACTGATAAGATAAGATAGCTATTTCTTCAAGGTTATATTGACCAACTTTGTCAAATGTATCTCTATCGTTTTGTGCCATATCATTACAATCTAATTAAATTTCTAAATTCATCAATAAAACTATTTAAGTATCCTGGTGTTAATAGTTTAATCTGCCTCTTCTTATCTTGTTCTCTTCTTTCGTATTCTATATTTGATACTGCGCCTGCACCTGGCTCATCACTATTACATTCTATCTTATGTGAGTAATCACTAGGTCCATCACCTTTTTGTTTACCACTTTTTTGTGTAATCTCGTAATGGTGTATTGCCTCTACGTTATCGTATTTGTCAGCAACATACTGTTGAAAATTGTACTCATCTAATGGCCAGTCGTAAAATCTGTTGACTACATTATTTAATAAACATACAACCCAAAAATAATCTGTACTACCATATACTTTGTATGCAACTGTTTCAGGTGAATCTCCTTCAGGTACATCAAAACTATCATAGAGAGCAAGGTTATTAGCAATCTTACTTCTTACTTTTACTCTTCTCCATATATCAGTAATATCTTTTGTGTCACCATTGACACCTGTTATATTATATTTGATTGTAGGAAATTCATTAAAGTATTGCATTATGCACCGTCCCTAATGTCTGATTTACTTAATACTCTGTCTTCACTAAATGCTACTGTTAACTGTGTGTGAACAGGTTGACCATCAGGAAAGAAACTAGGTTGTCCATCAGGAGCATAATCAACATCTACACCTGTACAATAACAAGCAGATATTTGATTTAGATTTGTATTGACTTCACCTTTGTACATATAACTAATTCTAAAATAGTTTGGTATTCCAAATAAGGCACCTGATTGACCATTTAATGCTGGTGATGAATTGTATTTGAATATTTGTATAATGTCACTTACTGCCTCTGCCTCTTTCATATTTCTAGGCCAAAAATCAAATGTGTATGTAAAATTTCTCATACCAGGTCCATTGTAAAATAATTCATTTCTAGGATTAATAGCAGTACCACTTCTTTTCATAATAAATTTAATAGGGTCACCTAGGCCTGCTAATTGTACTGCTGAACCTAACATAGTCTTACCTTGTTTCAATGCTGAATTTGTACCTGCACTTAAAAATGATTTAATTTGGTCTGCACTTGAATCAGTAGAAAGACCTTTACCCAAAGCCGCCTCTATATCTCCTGCAACACCAGTTTCTTCGGCACCATAGTCTTGTGTATAACTTGCCTTAATAGTTTTTGGCATATACAATGCAATAGCAGATGTTGTAATAGATTTGTCTGAAACTTTTGATGTAATTTTTTTACCTGGTTTACCTTGACCACCAAGTAAAGATGATGTTTGAGGACTATAACCTATAAAACCTGATTCAAATATCATATAGTGTCCTAATTCTGTATTACCAAGGTCTAATGGATATTGTACAGGACTGAATGATAATGGATTTTCTATCAGTTGTTGACTTGGCGCACTATCAATATTGAATGGTGATTTTTTCTGCAATTGAGCAGCCATCTTACCAGCTGACTGTGCCGTGTCTTGTGAAGCAAAATGATTAATCGTATTTGCTAAGAACGGTGTAGATAGGTTACTGATTGCGTTTTTTAACTTTGTGAATGCCATATAAATACCTTTACCAATATTTATATAGATTATAGGTACATTATGGCAAAGAGTTATAAAGGGTTATATAAACCCACCCACCCAAAGAAATACGTAGGCGACCACACAGGTATTGTATATCGTTCTTTATTAGAGAGACGGTTTATGCGTTATTGTGATTTAAATGAAGATATATCATTTTGGGCTAGTGAAGAATTAGCAATTAGATATTACAACCCTCTTACAAAAAGATTTCATAGATACTTTCCAGATTTTATCATTAAGACCAGTAATAATGAAAAGTTTATGATAGAGATTAAACCTTATCGTCAATGTGATAAACCAAAAACCCCCAAGAAGAAGACCAAATCTTATATGCGTGAGAGTTTAGAGTATATCAAGAACAAGGCAAAATGGTCAGCAGCAGAATCTTATTGCTCTGACAATGGTCTTAAATTCAAACTAATTACAGAAAAAGATTTAGGTAAATATTAAGTAGCTGCAAAAGCGTGTCTGTCGTGATAAGGGTCTACGCTTGTGTCTAATTTACCTGCGTGTGTACTACTAGAAGCCACATTTGTTTGAACAGGTGCATTTGTCTGATTTACAATATTAGTGACTGGTGCTTGACTATTAGCAAGAGGTTTAATTTTACTTGCTTCAAGTTTAGGTGTGCTTCTTTGTTCCTTTAAGTCTTGTTGTGCTGTATTTCTTTCACCAGATTTAATCAATTTTGTATTTTCAGCTAAATTATCCAAACTCATCATATCACTATAAGCAGGACTACCAAAGTATATCGTAGGTTTTTTATCCGGGTTTTGTTGATGTGCCAAATAGGTCATCTTCAAGTCTAATGGTAAACCTCTTGCCTCTGCGTAATCTTTAATTTCTTTTTCATTCTCTTTCAAATACTGATTTAAAGTTTTCTTCTCTTTTGGTAAACTATCTTTAGCAGTAGTTGTTATATCAGGTGCTGTTGAATCTTTTTTCATCTTCACCTTATCTTTTAGAAAATCAGGTAATGGTAAACTGTCTAATATACCATTGATAACATTTACGATAGAGTTTTTGATACCTGAAAAGAATGAAGTAATTGGCTCAAACATATTACTTACAAATCCCATAATTTGGTCTGGTATTCCTAATACAAATGACAATACACTATCATAGGCATTTGTAAATGCGTCTTTGATAGCTGTAAATATACCACTTACAGTTTCTATCATACCATTAATATCACTAGTAATTTGTTCTTTAGCATTTTCATAACCTGTGACAAAGAAACCTACAACACTATCTATCATACCAAAAAAGAAGTCTGAAATAGATGTAAACAAGTTACCAATATATTCGTGTACTGAATTAACCATATTATTCCAAGGTTCAGCAATCAGATTAACTAGGTCCATAAACAATGGTTTTAAGAAATTTACAATCATTAATGGCACAACAAGTATTGTTTTTAAAATACTTTCAAATATTTGACTTAAACCACCTGTAAAGTCGCCTGTAAATAGTTTTATAAAACCATCTATAAATCCCTCTACTATACCAATAACAAATGATATTGCTTCACCAATACCTTTAATAATACCTTTGATTAAGAAATCACCAATTGACATCAATACATCAATAGCAGGTTTTAATTTAACATATAAAGCTTTAATCTTGTCTAATGCCGGTGCTAATGCTTGTGCTATCTCATCTGCATATTTGTATAATAATGTTGCACCTAATATAAACGCACCAAGAGGTCCAAATCTACCAAAAATTTTAACAAGAAATCCTGATTTACTAAAGAACGCTAAGATTGGTTTAAATATCTTTGATATGAAACCAACACCAGGTAAACCAGCAAAGAAAGAACCTATTGCTTGTAGTTTGCCTCTGCCTTCTTTTACATCATCTTCAGGTACTTCTATACCAGCAGAACCAGGTGCTAACTCGTCACCTGTATTTTCTTTTGCAAGTTCATTAGCCTGTTCACGTTCTCTTCTTGAAGCGTCTTTGTCAAACGTTAACATATCGCCTAATTTATTAGCAACCTCTTTAATACCTCTCACAGCTTTGATTTGTAAATCTCTTAACTGTTCAAGTATTTGTGTAGAGCTATCTGTACTTGTAGATAATACAGAAGCACCACCTCCTACTAAAGCACCACCAACAACTTTCTGTTGTGATTCTACTACAGCAAGGGCTGTTGATTGTATTGCGTCTTTTGTTTCGCTATCAGGCATTTTCTTTTCTCTTTACTACTTTTTTTGTATGTTTGATGATTTACCATTAACGTATAAACCAAACCAGGCAGCGCCAGCACCAACGACAACAGATACAAAACCTGCTTGAGCGTTGTTAGGAGCGTCTAAAGCCATAAACCAAGTCATAGTTTCATAGAATACTAATCCATATAAAACCATCATTAGTCTAGGTACTGTTCTCCAGTTTGATAAGAATTGAGGTAGTTCTTCTTTTAAAAACCACCATAACCATTTTACTTTGTCAATAAAATTTGTTTTCATTTCTTCTATCATTTGTTGTTTCTCTCTCTTTGTTTTTCTTGTTCTTCTTTAATATAAGCAATCAAAAGATTAACATATATTTCCCTCTCCCAAGGCAGCATACTCCCTAACTCTGTTAAAGAATATTTATGATGTTGCATTAAAGCAAAATTCACTTCATAATGATTTTGAAGTGTGTCGTGTGAGAGGGCTATCCGAAAAAATCAGTTAGTCCTGACAACGTTATTTCACTCTTAACGTCTGTTTTAGGGTTTACAACTTCAAAGCTATGTCTTAACTTTGGCATTGTTTCATAAAACAATTGTATCTTCTTAAATGCAACACTAGACATACTCTCTACGAATTTGTCTAAATCTTCTTTAGTATAGTCAGACGCAAGATGTGTTTTTTCACCTTCAAACACCTGATAGATACCTTTTGAAATCATATCAAATAATACATTACTGTCTGCACCTTTTGAATAATCTTTCGTAGGGTCAATAGAATTGATAGTAGGATATTTCATAATAATACCGATATTCTTATCTTCATCTACCATAATCTTATTACTGTGTTTGTCATCAACGTGTACATCAATTTTAGAAATATCAACTTCTACATCAACATATGTTTTCTTATCGTCTGGACACAAAATCTTTAGTTTTGCAATTTCACCAACTGACTTTGAACGAATTTGTAAAAATACATATTCTAAATCAAATGTCGGTAGTTCATCAACATTTAAAGCACCAAATGTACAAACTTTAATAATATCTTTTAATGCTTGTATAGTCTGCTTCTGGTCTTGCGATTCAAGAGCCTGCAATAAAACTTTTTCCTCTTTCACCTGAAAGGGTCTAAAGCTAACTGCAACGTCTGTTGATGGTAACGTCAACTCAAACTTCGCTGTTTCTAATATAGGCAATGCCATAATATTATCTCCTTATTAATTATAAAAATGGTGGAAATACTCTTCCACCGGTAACTCTACCAATTGGTAGATTTCTCTTCGTAGCATTTAATACATCACGTCCTGCTCTTCTTATTTCAGGAGGTAATTTGGATAATACGCCACCAAATAATCCAAAATCTTTACCAGCTTTAATAGTTGGTACATCACCAAATGATGAACCTACTGTTGCACCCTCAATTTGGTCAAGTGTCAAGTTAGTCCATCTTCTAAAGTTCATAGTAATTGGTACACTAACACCTTGGTCATTTGAACCATAATTATATTCAATACCTGATATAGTTTGAGGATAACATTCGTGTAATCTAACTCCGTATGTCACTCTATCTTTATCCATAGCTGCTTCATACTGACCTAATTGTAATATGTCTATACTACCAACATATGTATCATAGTAATTCATATTGTGTGTAGTGAAATCAAAAACCTTTTTCTGCCAATTTTCAAAGAACATTCTTTGTCTTAAAAACTTGTCACCGTAGAATGACATTTCTACCGAACCTGTAAAACCATATGCATAAGGCATTTCTCTTTTTGGTCCATATGTCAAGTTAGCAGCTGTTTGTAGGTCTCTGCTCGGCATTGTAACCTTATCACACATCATAGCAACGTTTCTAGTCATATTGATTGATTCTAAATCGTTATTACCACCGGCAGTACCACCACCGTGTTCACTTGCTAATAGTTCTTCTTGTGTTAAATCTTTTCTTGCAGGTGGATTTAATAAGACTAAAAACCTATTTGGTCTTGCTAGACCTTCACCTTCGTTTACTGTTGCAATAAATCTGTTAATAGTGGACTCTTTATTACCACCTGGTTTTCTACCTAATCTTTCATCACCATTGACATTATCAAGTGACCTATCTCTAGGTAAACCTATTCTAATATCATAATTACCAATTCGTCTGCCCCCACGTAAAATTGCCATTAGATTTTTCTCCTACTATCAGCAAATACTTGACCAAGACTTGCCTTTTTAAATTGTGCTACTGGTAAATAAATTGCAATAGCCATTTCATCTACATCAACTCTTAAAAAATTACTTCGTACATAACGCCAAAGGTATTTTTTAATTGCTGGTTTAATCATACCAATATTTTTTACTGCGTCATACGTGACTTGTAGTCTAGTTGACTGGTCATATTTAGTATTGGTGGCAAACTGTTGTAGTTGGTCTAATAATTTATATCTAATACCATAGGGCAAATAGTGAAAGTTTAAACCTATAAAACCACCTCTAAATGTGTCAATAGGTAATACTAACGGAAATACGTCATAGAATGGTAGTTTTGCTTTTGTTTTTGGGTCATATGCAAACAAGGCCATTCTGCCGGCACTTGGTCTACCTAGTAATTTACCATCTTTCATTAATTTACTAGACGTTGCTCTGTCTGATATTAATGAAGCTGCATTACGGTACCAAGAAGCAGATTTAAACTGATTTCCTTGTAAGTCAACAAGTGGATTAAATATATTTACCATACCACTATTTATAAGAAAACCCCTAGCGATTTCTCGCTAGGGGTCGTAGTTGTGATTTGAGAGAGATTTGTTTAATCTTCGTCTGCCAATTTACTAAAGTAGGACATTGTATCGTCCTCATCACTAGCTGGCGTTGATTTAACATCACTTCCACTAGGCACAGATGTTGTAGTATGTGGTGGGAGGTCAACATTTTCTACTGTCTCTGTGTTTCGTTGTCCCATAATTACCCTATTCAGTTTCTCTTTGAGTTCATCATAGGTCTTAAAATTACTAGGGTCAACAAAAGGGTTTAGAGGGTATTGCTTAGACCAAATAGATTTGATGTCTTCATCATTCTCTTTGATTTGGCTAACACCTTCAAATTCAGACTTATCGTAATTCCAATAGCCATCAACTTTTCTGATTTTCAGTTTAAAGTTTGCACCTTTCCAAAAGTCAAATGGGTTGATTGGTGTTTCATCTTCAAACGCCGGTTGCATTGCTTCGGTAATCTTATCAAAGATTTTCTTACCAAACTTAAACAACTTAACTTGGCCTTCGTTCTCCGGATGTTTCGGGTCACTAACGATAAGAACGTTAGCATAGTATGACAATTTTCTTTTTCTCTTACGAGCAATTTCTTTGTCACTATCTACACCAGTATTCCATAGTCTAGTGTTCTCTTCACTAACTGGATCCTTTTGATTCAATGTAGTTAAAGAGTTTTCAATAAACCAACCGCCTTTATCTTGGAATGCGTGTGACCATACTCTTTGCCAAGGCATTTCTTCACCACTTGTAGCAGGTAAGAAACGTAGAACAGCATAACCATTACCAGTTTTATCTAGTTCAGGTTTCCAAATTCTTTCATCTTGGTATTTGTTTTTAGAATTACCAGAGGTCTCTGGTTTTTCGCTTGATTGTTCTAGCGCCTTTGTAATTTTATCAAAGTTGCTAGCACTTGATTTTAAGCTTTCAAAATCCATATTATATCTCCTTTGTATTTAATATGTTCGTTGTATTTGTGTGACCTGTTTTATCGGCCTCATTAGTATTTATAATAGTTTTACTCACTCTTTCGCAAATAATCCATTACATTCTCTGGTGTTGTCTCTACATAGGGGTCATCATCTTTACCCTCGTTATTAATTCCTGGTTCTTGCCAAAACTTCTCGACAACACCATTATTAATAACAGCCATATATCTCCAACTTCTATTGCCAAAACCTAAATGGTTTTTACCAATCAACATACCCATAAATCTAGTAAAGTTTCCTGAACCATCTGGTATCATTTTGACTTTTTCAATTCCCATATGTTGTGACCAAGCGTTCATCACAAACGAATCATTTACTGAAATACAATAAACTTCGTCAATGGCAAACTTCGTGATTCTGTCATAATGTTCTTCAAAGCTTGGTAGTTGCTCAGACGAACAAGTAGGTGTAAATGCACCTGGTAAGCTAAACAATACAACTCTTTTCTTTTTAAAGATACTATCTGTTGTTAAATTTGTCCATTGACCACCAATAGCACAACCACCATCTGTTTCAACCTCATCACCTTCTCTTACTCTAAACGTGACTTTTGGTATTTTAAATCCTTCGTACATTTTATTCCTTTATTTTCTTTTCTTTTAAATATTTTTTATAACCATCAGCCCATTGTTTTGCTGATACTTTTTTTGGTATTGACTTTTCAATAAGATAATCTCTGTATCTATTCATTAGTTCAATCATATTTGTAAGTATTCTTATCATCATATATGCCAATATATCAAACTTTCTCTAAATTGTCAATGCTGGAATAGTCAACATAGAATAAATTTGGTGTGC